GTATTATTTACATTATCAAAACGTTCATCTTTTATGTTCATTTGTTTAAAGTTATCATCTATTGATTTTGTTGAATTTTGTGTTTGGTTATAATTTACAAAATTTGTATTAAATGATTCAACAGTTTTAAAATTATTAGTGTTTGAATTTTCTATAATTTGATTAGATGGATTAGATATAATATCAAACCAATCATAAATATCATTTCCAGATAACATATATTCACCGGAATCAACAATAATAGTAGGAACGTAATTTATTTTCATATTAAAATAATTTTCAATTTGACGTATTATAGGTGGTATTTTATTTTTAGAAGTAATTTCAATACCGTCAAAATCTAAATCTAAATCATTGATACGATTAATAATTTTTAAAGAATGGGGACATTTTTTACTATAAATTAAAATATTATTAGATTTAATATAATGTTCTATATCATTCATTAAATATATATAATATAAATTTTAAAAAGTTTTAACGCCGCGATTGATGAATATTATTTTCCATAATTATAATAATAACAATGTCTAATATCCGTTTAAAAACAATAACGATAGAAACATCAAATGATTTAACAATAAAAAACGGTAATACTGTATTTTTAAATACAACTGAAAACTCTATATTAACAAATGGAGGTGTAAGGATTGCAAATACACAGGATGCAACTGCATTAACAACAGGTGCATTAAGTATATCTGGTGGTTTATCAATATTAAAGAATACATTAATGGATGGTAATTTAAATTTAACAAATACAAATGCACAATTCAACATAATAAATAAATTAAATATAACAAATTCACTATTTGAATTTTCACCGAATGGAGTTGATAATTTAATAACAATGACAGATAATAAAATGTCTATATTATCGACGAATCCATCTTCAAATTTATCATCTGGTGCATTAATAATATCTGGTGGATTAACAATTTTGACAACAGACAATTCTGCAATAACAACAAATGGAGGTGCTTTAACAATTATGGGAGGGAGTTATTTCAATGGAAAATTAAGATGTCAAGACCAAGTTTCATTAACAGCTACTGTTAATACTGTAGGAAATATAACAATTAATAATACTAATACAGGAATAAATGTTGCATCTCCTAATTTTGCATTAGATGTTAATGGAATTGTAAATACAAACGGACGATTTATTACAAGAGTTTCTGCTGGTGGATTTAATCCAAATTTTACAGCTTATCCATTAATCGATGGTGAAGAATCAAGTATTGCTTTTTATAATAATACTACTGGGTCTGTTGCTTCACAAGGAAACGTATGGATTATGGGACACAATGTATGGGGTTCTGGAAACCGCACATTTGGAATTGGAACACCACACGCAGGTTCTATTTTAACTATGAATACATCTGGTCAAACGCAATTTAATAATAATGTTAATATAGTTCGTTCAAATACTACACCTTCACTTGTTATTAGTGGTGGTATAACTTCAGGAAATGGCGCAAATATAGTTCTTAAAGGAGG